TACGGCCTGGGCGAGCTCCTCGAGGCCAAGCTCAGGGACGTGGCCGAGGACGCCGGCGAGACCGGGGAGGAGCTCGTGGCCCGGATCCACGACGTGGCCCTGAGTGCGGCCGAGCTGCTCGTGGCCGGGATCTCCGGCGCCAAGCCCACCGACAAGCACCACGGCATCCTGGCCGCGCGGATCCAGAATCTCCGGGCCGCCGGCGCGATCAAGACGGCCGAGGCCGTGCAGAGCTCCCTCCGCGAGATCCTGCTCGGCGCCCTGCAGGCCATCCCGGCGATCATGGCGTAAGCCCCGAATGCCCACGTAGTCCCGAGGCCGGGTGGGTGCTCTCGAGCGCCTGCCCGGCCTCTCCCATTTCCACGTGCACCCCGGGCCGGCGCGCGCTACCTTGCCCCGGTTCTCTTCGACCCCATTGGGAGGTGACCCCATGACCTTGCTATCCGACGCACCCCCCGCCCCGGGTGCCTTTCTGGTGGAGCTCTCCGAGCTCACCGTTTCCCCGCTCAACCCTCGGAAGGATCCCAGCCCCACCGAGCTCGAGGAGCTCCGCGCCTCGATCCGATCCCGCGGGATCCTCTGCCCCCTGCTCGTGCGCCCGGTAGACGGCCACGGCCTCGAGGTGGTGGCCGGCAAGCGGCGCCTGCTCGCCGCCCGCGCCGAGGGCCTCGAGCACGTGCCTGTGATGGCGCGGGACATGGATGACGAGACCGCGCGAGAGCTCGGCCTCGAGGAGCAGCTCCAGGCCCGCGCCCCAATCCTCCCACACCGACCCGCCGATCGAGCCGGAGAGGAAGGAGATTGAGTTGGCCCCGTCCGTTTTCGGTAGGGGCGTATGGCCATACGCCCCCGCGAGCGCGATGCTAACCGCGATCGCCATTATCGCCGCGTAAATCATCCACCGTCTCACCGCCGCCGCCCTCCGTTGGTTCGCCAAGCCCGCCCTTCGAGACACCCTGCTGCGCAGGATTCCTCAGGGATACGGGCTTTCCTTTGCCCTCCTCCACCGACTGCCCGCCACTTGCCTCCTTGAGCAGATCGTCCAGCTCCGTGTACCGGCCGCGCGTCTGTTCGATCGACAGCGTCACGGCCTCCAGTCGCTTGCGCAACGCCCGCCGCTCTTCCTCCTGCTCCTCGTAGCGTTTTTTCAGCGCCGTCATCCGGACCGCGATTTGATCGCGCAGATTCATCCCGTCCCTCCTGATTTGTAGGGGCTTTTGGCCATACGCCCCTACACCTGGGTTCCGGCCACGACCCACGCCGCGCCGGTGTAGTACATCAGCTTGCCGTTCACGCTGGCCAGGGCCCCGGCGACGAATGCGGTGGTCGGGTTTGCGACCCGGTCCCGTAGCTGAATGTCCGGGCCGGTGCCGCTGCCGTTGACGAAGGTGAGGTCCGCGTTGGCCCCGGCGTTGTCGATCTCGATGCCGTTTCCAGCGCCGTCCTGGTCCACGCGGATTCCGTCGCCGGAACCGCTATGTGATACGAAAATCCCGTCGCCGCTCGATGCCCCGTTGTTGTGCGTTTCGATTGAATTTGCCGTTCCGCCGTTTAAAACAAAAAGGCCCACAGCACTGGCCGTGTTAATAGACAACGCCGTGCCAGTGCTGGAGGTGTCGATGTAAATCGAGGCCGCGTTCCCGTCGTTGTCGATGTAGATTGCGTTCCCGCCGTCCTGGTCCGCGTAGATCCCGTAGCCCCCGTCCAGGTCGATTGCGATGCCCGAATTTGAGTCGCAGTCGATCTTGATCCCGTCGGCCGCGCCCGCGCACTGGAGGCTGATGGTCCCCCGATCCACGAAGTTGATCTCGCCCTGGCCCGCGATGTTTATGATCTTTTTGCCCGAGTCCGCGCCGATCTCGATGGTGTCGTAGTCCCCGCGCAGCCCGAGCGAGGCGTCGATGATCCCGAACTTCCCGTCGCGGCAGTCAACCAGGTTGTTCAGCGTGGTGGTGGGCAGGTCCCAATCGACCTCGTAGAGTTTGAGGTAGCGGCTCTCGTCAACGGCCGCGACCTGCGCCATGAGAAACGCGGTGTACTTCTCGTTGGGATGGCCGGCGTCCACGGTCGGCTCGTAGGCGTCGACGTAAACGTTGTAGGTCCCGGTCGGAAGCGCCGTGAAATCGATGCTCAGATTGTGCATCTCGTCGAAAAGCCGGTAGGAGGAGAAGATCAGCTCGTCGTTGGCCAGGTCCTCCATGACCGCCGTGTTTCCCACGATCGCGCACTTGCAGGTGTCGGCGTCGTCGGGGTTGAGGATCCCCGGAAGCTTGGGCACGTTGCTCACGGCCTGGAACTGGTCGACCTCGAGGGTCGAGAGCTCGTCCAGATACTGACTGTCGTTCCAATTCGGGAGGGTCATCTTGCAGCCTCTCTCGGGCGGGTCGCAAACCCGCCCCTACTTGGCCAGCAGGTCGCGGTTGAGCTGGCTCTGGTTCAGGATGAATCCGGACCGGCCCATCGCCAGGTCCGCCCATCCGGGTTTGATTTTGAGCGCCGCGCGCAGGCACGCCTCGTGGTCGTATCCGGTCTTGAGCTGCAATGGGTCCTCGATCACCGAGAACTTCCAGATTTTGTCCCCGTGCACCGAGTAACCCGCGCGCTCGTAAATGTCGGGTTCGTAGCCCATGTACGGCTCGATGATGTCCTTGAAGACCTGCACGGTCATCTCCGGGGTCTCGCGCTCCTTGGAGATGATCTGGTCGCGCCGGTTTTGCAGGGTCATGGCCGCGCCGGCCGCCAGGCCGTAGGCCGTCTCCCAGTCCGGGATCGAGTCCCGCGCGGTCTGCGGGAACGCGTCCAGGCGCGCCTCGGCCAGCTCCTCGGACAGCTCCTCGAAGATCAGCGACTCGGCCAGGGTCGCGTTGTAGTGCACGGAGTCCGGATCGTCGGACGGGTACGCGCCCGGCGGGTGGAGCTGCTCCAGGGCCCGGTGGTAGCGGCCCGGGTACGCGTCGATCCGAACGTCGTCGAACCAGCCGCGCAGGTTCGGGGAGGCAAACAGCAGCACGTAGGTGATGTTCTCGGCCGGGTCCTCGAAGCTCGCGCCGGTTACGACCCGCGCGCCGTCGATCCACACGTCGTAGCGCTGGCGGGCCATGTAGAGCCAAAGCTCCACGTCGTACCATCTAAGCGATTCGAAGGTCTGGATCAGATTGTTGTCGCCGTCGGCGTCGTTGTAGTACAGATCCCCGTTGCAGTCGAAGCTCACACAGGCCGCGCGGTGGGCCGCGTTGGACACGTTCAGCGAAAAATGGTGGTGGTGCGCCGCCGGGTTGAGTATCTCGGCGCGCATGCGGGCGCGCACGCGCAGGATCGGCCCGTCGTAGGTCTCGGGCAAATACCGGTTGGCGTAGGTCGAAGCGCCCGCGTTAAATTGCTCGACCACGTTGCCGCCCAGGCTGCCCGGCTCCGGATCCGCCGCGACAAGAATCGAGCCCGCCGGGGAGACCGACCATCCGCGCGGGGCCGCGCCGATCGTCTCGTCGTCGAAGGTTCGCCTGTCTCCGTAGAGCCTGGTCACGGCATCTCCTCGATGGTCACGTCGCCGCAGGTCACCCGCTCGATGGTGACCGAGTCCACGGTGGGCGACACGTCGGCTGCCGGGGCGACCGTCGTGAAGTTGACCACGGAGTCCACGTTGGCGACGGCGCGGTCCAGCTTTTTGAGCACCAGGTCCTCGCCGGGCGCGAGGCCGTCGACGTAGCCGGTCGCCGCGTCGTAGACCTCGGTCCACGAGGGCGAGCCCGGGTAGACGACGTCCGCCGCGTTGGGCGCGGAGGTAAACGGCTCGGTGACGGTGAACGAGACCGCCACCGCGTCGATCGACTCGATCACCCGGCACTGCTCGTTGACCACCACGTAGTCGCCCGCGTCCAGGTCCGCGACGCTGTCCACCAGCACTTCGCTGACCGTGGACCCGGCCTGCACGGTCTTGTTTGCGCCGATGTCGGAGAATTCGTACCCCTCGTCGAACTGCACCTGGAACGTGAGGTCGGTGGCCAGGGCGTCGAAATCGGTCGCCTCGCAGTCGGCTGCGCACACGGTCCTGTTCTCGTCAATCGCGGTCTGCACGGCGGTCAGGGTGGCCGCGCCCACGTGCGCGCCGTACTCGGCGGTCGGGCACAGGTCGCAGGTGCCCAGGCCGCGCCGAAGCTCGAAGGCGGTCGCGGTGTCCACGCCCTCGACCTCGCCGCCCCACTCCTCGAACGCCGGCGCGTTGTCGCCGATCGCCGTCTTTTGCAGCCGGTTCAGGTGCCGCTCCAAAAACTCGGGCTGGGTCTCCTCGCCGATGCCGCCGGCAAAATCGGAGGCCGCCTCGCACTCGGCGTCGATCCCGGCAGCCGGGCTGGTGAGCGTGAACGCGGTCTCGTCGGGCCAGTTCACGTCGCCGCCGGTGTCGATGGATTCGGCCGCCACCGTCACCGAGCCTCCGGCCGGGATGGTCGCAATGGCCGTGGTCTGGCCGCGCAAACCGTCGGCGTCGGTGAATTCGGACCCGGCAGCCTGGGTGGACGCCGGGGTGCCCTCGATGGTGACCGTGCCCGTGCTGCCGGTGGCCGGGTTCGGGGCCTGGTTCACGCGCACGCCGTGCTTGCGCAGATACTCGTAGGTTGCGCCCTGCGGGTGGATCTGCCGGCGGGTGAATTCGATCTCCTTGCCCATGCACTCGCCGATTTTGGCCGCCGCCGCCAGGCGCGCGTACAGGTCCGAGTCGGTGTTGGTGTCCACGGACTCGATCAGGTTTTTGGCCGCCGTCAGGGCCAGGTCCAACAATTCAGCGTAGTTTTTCATCCGCCTTCCGCCCATGTAGGGGCGTATGGCCATACGCCCCTACGAAAATCACCGTCCACCGCCTGCCCTGGGCAACCACGGGGGGTTGCCCCTACACCGTCCACCGCCTGCCCTGGGCAACCACGGGGGGTTGCCCCTACACCATCCACCGCCTGCCCGAGCGGATTCGAGGGGTCAACCGTCGACTGTCCACCATCGCTATCCCACCCTCACGAACTGCTCCCAGGCCAGGCGGCGCGCCTCGCCCTCGTTAAACCAGACGCGGACCACCAGGCCGCTGGAGGTCGCGGTCCAGGTGCGGCCTCGCAGCTTGATCGCGTCGCCGGGCTCGACCGCCACGGCCTCGACCCCGAGCGATTCGATCTCGCCGGATTCGACCAGGTAGTCCAGGGCCTCGTGCACCGCGTCCTCGGCCCTCGTGACCGCCTCGTCGTCGAGCAGCCGGATCTCGGCCAGGCGGTTGCCGATGTCCGGATTCGCCCACCACGAGCCGCGCGCCACGCGCATGTTCAACACGATCGCCGGGTCCGGTCCCGAATCGCGAACCAGCGCGCCGGTGGCGTCGAGCAGGTTGTCGCCGGTCGCCGGGTCGATCACGTGCCGGTAGCCCATGGCCCCTCCGCAATCCACAATCCACAATCTCCAATCCGCAATCTCATACCGGGTCCGCCTCCACCTTGGTCGAGCCGGTCGTGATCTCGCCGCCGAGCGTCGTCGGCGGCGGCGGAGCCGTCCACACCGCTCCACCCAGCGTGGCGTGGACCGCCGCAACCCAGGTCCAGAACACCGGGTCGAGCGGCATGATCGACTGCACCGTATCGCCGATCCGCGCGACGCCGGTGTTTGCCGTGTCGGTCAGCTTGACCGTGATTCCCGGCACCTCCACGTTGCCCGAGGCGTCGGCCGAAAAGTGCACGCGCTCGCCGGACCACAGGACCAGGTCCTGCTCGGCCATGGCCGCGATCACGGCCGCCGGCGGATTGCCGATCGGCAGCAGCACGACCGCGCCGGGCTCGCCGTCCTCGAAAATGCGAAGCGCCTTGTCCCCCGCCTTGGCGCGCACGAACAGGCCCAGGGGCTGGATCACCGGCTTGGCCGCGCCGCCGCTTTCGCCCGATGCCCGCTCCTGGGCGACCAGCTCGGTCGCGGCGGCCTTGACCAGGGTCAGGGCGACCCGCGCCGGAAAACGCTTGATCGCGCGAACGGCCCGCTCGGCCTCGGCCCGGATTATCTCGACCAGCGCGCTCACGACAGGGACCCCTTGCGGCACACCGTCACCTCCGTGCTGCGCCCGGTCTCGTCGCATGCGTAGCGGGTCGAGACCACGTACAGATCCTCGTCCAGTCCCAGGCGCTCGTCGGTCACGCGGCAGACGGTGTCCGCCGCAAACAGGTTGCCCGAGCCGTCGCGGAACCCGTCGAGCGTGTAGCGGACAGACAGGCCGCGCACCCGGCCCAGCGCAATCTCCCGCTGCGCACGCGTGCGAGCGGCCGCGATCGTCTCGATCTCGTAGTCGGCGATGGCGCGGGGCCGGTAGATCCCGGCGGCCGTCAGCTCCGAATCGGTCGCGGTATGGGAGACCTCCTCGGTGCGGCCGGTCACGGTCACGTGCGAGTAGCGCACGCGCGAGAAGCGCGCGGCCCAGGACACGGCGTTGTTTCCCGATGTATCCTGCGCGATCCGGCGCACGATCTCGAAGGCCGGGCCTTGGTCGTAGTCCGGTTCAAACAGCACCAGGCGCCCGCGAGCGTCCATGCGGGCGAACGCGCCGGCCTTGCGCGCGTAGCGGTCGATCAGGTCCCAGGCCGTCTCGCCCGGGTTGGACTTGCGGGCGGCGGTCCTGCTTTCGGCCGCGCCTGTCTCGGAGAGAACCGCCACGCCGAAGCCCGAGCAGGCCGCGCGTGCAAGCTGGAGGATCGTGGCCGAGGCCATGTCGACCGGCGGGATCTCGCCGTCGACCAGGTCCGCCGCGTTGTCGCGGCCGTCGATCGACGTGGCCGCGTACCCGGCGCCGCCGGAGTCTGCGACCTCGTCGATTCGCCCGGTGAAGATCGTCTCGGACCCTATGCGGATCTGGACGTCGCCAAGCTCGCGCAGCAGCGCCATGTCGCCGTCGGCCAGCGCGCCGAGCTCCACGGAAAACGCGTCGGCGGGCACCAGCACGTGGCTTTCGGCCTCGAAGCGCGTCCAGCCGGTCAGCTCGCGGCCGGAGCACAGGATCGTGATGGCGTCGGGATCGGTCATCTATTGTCCCTCGCGGCCGGGTTTTGTACGGGCGGGTTTTAAACCCGCCCCTACGGGAATCACCGTCAACCGTCGACCGTCCGTCCACCCTGAGCGTAGTCGAAGGGTCATGACGCGTACGCCTGGAGCATCGCGCCCGCCGGCACGAAGGCCGGGTTGACGATGTCGGGGTTTAGCCGCATCAGCTCCTGATCGCGCGAGTGGTCGCCGTAGAGCTCGTGCGCGATCAGGACCAGGGGCCTCTCGGTTGCGACCTCGATTTGGATCACCGGCGGGCGCGCGGCCTTGGCGCGCTCGGCAAAGACCAGGACCTCGGCGGCCGAGGCCTCCAGGGACTCGGCCGGGTTCGCGGCCGATGACGCGAACAGGACGCGCATCGCATTGGCCGCGCGGCCAAGGCCCAGGCGCACGATGGCCGCCGTCCGCTCGACCTCGTTTGCGGTCATGTCCTGGGCGTACAGGTCCAGCAGCTCGCAGGCGCGGCGGCACAGGCCCAGGCGGCACGAGCTCGCGGTCGCGTAGTACGCGGCGTAGGCCGGGTCCGACGGCGCGCTGCCCGAGCCGTCCTCGAGGCCGTCCATCAAATCGCGGGAGAGACCCCGGTCGCGCTTGAGCGCGTCGAGGATCTCCCGGAGCCCGTCGCTTAACCCCTGGATCAGGTCCGGCACCGAGGTCGACACGTCCTGGGCCGCGTCCAGCCACGCGTCGATCCCGTCGGCCAGGCGTCCGGACCACACGTCCACGTTCTCCAGGCACGTTTCGATGTAGTAGCTGGTCAGCAGGCCGTAGTTGGTGAATTGGCGAAGCGCGGCAAGCAGCGAGTTCTGCGCGCGGGACCATGCCGAGGTCGGAAGCGAGTAGTCGTAGCTCTGGCCGATTGCGGCCTGGACCTCGGCGCGGCCCTCGCCGGCCGTGGCCGTCGGCGATGCCGCCGCCGGCGCGACCGTAGCGGGCTTGTCGGCCTGCACAAACCGCACGCGTGCGGCCACCGCGTTGATCCCCACCTCGACGCCCGCGTCGTACTCGACCAGCAGGGCGTGCACGTTGCTGAAAGATCCCCAGGCCGGATGCACGAAGCGCCCCGGCTCGCGGTCGCGCACCGCTCGCATCAGCGCGTTGAACCGCGCCGGATATTCGGCGTTGCGAACGATGATGGTCAGGGTCTCGTCGAGCGGGGCCGAGCCCAGGCGCTGGATGCTCGCGCCGTCGCGGTCGGGATACTCGGTGACCTGGGCGCGCTCCTCCCATCGTCCGGACGCGCGGATCCACTCGAACGCCACGCCCTTGTAGGAGGCTGTCTGGATTTTCCACCCGGCCATGAGCTACCTCGCAAAAGTTCCGGAGCTGGACTGCGCGCCGGAGATGCGCCTCATCTGCACGCGCGGCTTGTCTATGCCGGTCGCGCGCGTCTCGATGCGCCCGTCGTACACGTAGATCTGAAGCTGTTTTCCCTCCAGGCCCAACTCGCGGCCCTCGCGCTCGCGCTCGGAGCGGGCCTCGCCCACCGTCTGCGAGATGCGGTCGGCCAGGCGGTCCGCGAGCAGGGTCAGCCCGCCGACCACGGCGACCGGCAGCGCGATCTTGCCCGCGCCGGCCAGCAGGGCCTTTGCCCCGACTCCGGCGGCCGCGCCGCCGCCGGCGCTTCCGAGCATGGAGCCCGCGCCGACCGCGCCGGCGGCCCCGAGCCCTGCGGGCATGTCCGAGAAATTGGTCACGAACACCGGCTGCACGCCGGCGGTCTTTTCCAGGGCCTTGCCCGTGGCCACGCCCCCGGCAAGGGAGCCGCCCGAGAGCAGGCTTCGCCAACCGCCGATCGCGCGCAGGCCGGAGAGCCCCCGGTACCCGGCGCGGCCCAAAAAGAACGAGGCCGCCCCGCCTGCAAGCGCGGTCAGGCCCAGGGTGCCCCACGTGGTCCCTGCCGCGATGCCCGGATGCTCCAGCGCCGCCTCGCCCAGCGCGGCCGGAATCTTGTTGATCTCGCCCAGCAGCTTTGCCGCGCCCGTTGTGGCCGGCTCGAAGAGCAGGCCCACGGTCGTGCGCGCGGTGCCCTTTAGCGCCTCGGCCTGCATGTCCGCGCCCCGAAGCGCATACTCCACCCGCTGCCACAAATCCATCTGCGTTTCGATCTCGTGATTGATCGCCTCGATGGACGCGCTGCCGGTGGCCGTGAAAACCGACTTCACCTTTTTGCCCCGGATCCCGAACACGGTCTCGGAAAAGCGGGCCGCCTCCTCGTCGCTCATGCCCGCGTAGGCCCCGCGCAGCATCTCGACGATCGCGGGCATGCCCTTGTATTTGCCGCCCTCGAAAAAGCTCAGGCCGTGCTCGGCGAACATCTTGGTCGCGTCTGAACTGCGGCCGAGCATGGACGCGTAGAACTGGCGCAGGCTCGTGCCGATCATGGAGGAGGGCACGCCGAACTTGGTCATGGACACGAACAGGGGCACCACGTCATCGAGGCCGTGCTTGGCCTCGCGCGCGTCCGATCCCACGTACGCCAGGGCCGTGGACAGGTCCGAGACCTCCGCGTTGGCCGTGTGGCTGGCGCGGGAGATGTAGTCGGCCACGGAGACCAGGTCGTCGAGGCGCTCGAAGATCGTGCCGACCGAAACCATGATCTTCCCGGCCTCGGTCTTGGAGAGCCCGGCCGCCTCCTCGGTGGCCGAGAGGTACGCGGCGGCCATGGCCCCGCCCTTGGGACCGATGACCGACTCGCGCGGCGCGCCGGCCTTGAGCATGAGCCTGGTCAGCTCCAGGGCCTCGGCCATGTCCCCGGGCACCTTGGCCTGCACCGTGAACGCGCCCTTTCTGGCCTCGCGCGTCCAGTGCATGAGGTCCTCGAGGGATTTGTCCTTGCGGAAGAGCTCGGCCTCCACGCGGAGCGTGGCTGTTTGGATCGGTTTGGCCGCGCGGTACCCGCCAAGGGCCGCGTCCAGGGATTTTTTGAACAGCACCGCCGAGCCTGCCGCGTAGGCCAGGTCGCGGCCCATGCCCCGGAAATGCTTCTGCGCCTCCTCGGACTCGCCGACCAGCCGGCGGAAATCTCCGGAGATGCGCCTAAACTCGGAGGACACGTTCTGCCTGAGGCTGAACTGCGCGGCGATTTTCATGTCGGACATTTCAGGTCGATCCAATCCGGGCGGGTTTGAAACCCGCCCCTACTTCATCTTATCCAGCGCCCTGGTCGCCTCCATCCATTTGTCCGCCTCGGGCAGGGTCATCTCCAGGACCGCCTCCATCGCCAGGCCCTGCTTGGTCAGCACCAGCACCGTCATCCGCGCGTTTTTCGCGGCGTCGGTCAGCGATCTTGCCGAGCCGCGCCTTGGCGGCCTCGGCCTCTTCGCGCTCGGCCCCGGCCTGCTGGGCGAGCTGCCGCTTGACGAATCGCTCGAGGCTTCCGGATCGAAAGGGCCTGAGGCGCTTCACCTGCCTTTCGATGGCCTCGTCGATGTCGTAGCGGTCGTCCGGATCCAGATCGAGTATGAACTCGGGCGTGATCGACTCGTCGGGGATCCCCTCGATGCTCGTGCGGCGCGAGAGCAGGTTCAGCATGCGCCACTCATCGGGCGCGAGGTCCAGGCCGGGCGGGGGCTGCGAGGAATCCTGCTCGATGAGGTCCCGCATCTTCAGCGGCCGAACGAAGAAGCGCTTTCTGTGCGCGCCCTCGAAGTACGGCCCGATGCCGAAGGCCCCCTCGTCGGGATCAAGCAGGTTGGGCTCGGGCTTTGACCGGGCGGGTTGCAAACCCGCCCCTGCGGATTTTTTCGACTCGGCCACAACCGCCTCCTACGAGCCCAGGGGCTTGGGCGGCTTGCAGTCGAAGATCACGCTGTGCGTGGAGTGGCCGTCCTGCGTGGTGGCGTACTTGTGATCGTGGCCGTTGCCGTCGGCGAAGACGACCGAGGTCCCTCCGGTGGAGACCGGCTGCATGACCACGGTCGCGCCGCGCAATTTGCCGAAGTCCACCCACACGCCCTTGGGCAGGACCACGGTGCAGCTCACCTGCCACATCTCGGCGGTCTCCACGCCGCCGCGAACCTGGCCCGCCGGATTGGCCGTGGGCACGGATTTGAAACCGCCGGTCTGATCGGCCGAGCAGGTCTCGGTGTCGAAGGGAATGCCCTCGATCTCGATGTACGCCGGTCCTTCAAAGTCAGCCATGTCAGCCTCCTTACTGCTTTTGAACCTGGCCGAAGAGCTGGTGCAGTCCGGGCACGATGTCGGTGGGGATGGAGATCACCACGCGGCCCTCGGTTTCGGACTCCTCGGCCTTGACCAGGTCCTTGTAATCGTCCACGTTGCGCACGATGCTCTTGACCTCGAGCACGTACAGGTCGCCGACCACCAGGGCCTCGATCGCGCGCAGCTTCGTATTGTCGATCAGCCGGTCCTTCGGGTCCGAATACACCGAGGTCAGGTGCGCGACGATGTACCGGCGGACGTGCCACATGGCGCGGATCGGACCCCTGTCCAGGTAGCGGCCGTCGGCGACCGACTGCGCGTTGGTCTGGTAGGAGACGATGTCGCGCGTGATGCGCACGGTTCCCGCCTTGTCCACGTGCAGCGGGGTCAGCCCGTTGTACAGGCAGTTGTTGAGCTGTTCGTGGCTCGGGTAGTCCTTCTCGTCGAACGGCGGCGGCACGCCGGGCAGCTCCACGCCGTCAAGCGGCGCGTTGGGCTGGCTCTGGCAGTGCCTGGCCTCGGCCGCCGCGATCATGGCCGCGACCTTGTAGGGCGCGACCGGGAACTTCTCGGACCAGCCGATCAGCACATAGGGGCTGTTCACGTCCGCGCTCAGCGTGGCGCTGTTGGCGTAGGTGTCCGGCGAGCACGAGAACCCGAGCGCCGGGTTCTGCGTCATGGGCCCCTGGAGCACGGCCAGGTCGGTGTGCAGGCCCTCGTCCAGGTTGGTGTCCGCGTACATGCACGGCACGATCTGGTCGTAGTCGTCCTCGAGGTACTGTTCGTTCACGTCGTCGATGTCCGGCTCGGTCGCCCCGGCGGAAAGCGCGGTCACCGTGTCGGTGATGCCCGCGCCGGCCAGCGAGTACTCGCAGCGGATCAGGATGAAGTTGCCGTGCGGCCCGTCGTTTTTTGCGGTGATGTCCACCTGCTCGGCGGTCACGCCGTTGACCGCCGTGGTGACCTCCAGGTCGCCCATAAGCGCCGTGGTGGAGGCCGCGACCACGGCCGTGGCCACGTCGGCGGCCGCGTCGCCCGAATCCACGCGCACCTGGATCTTCTGATCGTTGACGCGCACGGTCAGGGTGTGCGTGGCCGTGGCGGTTCCCGCGAACAGGATGTTGCCGGTCGCCTGCACCCCGGCGGCCGCGTCGTCCAGGGGCAGGCCGTAGAGCTCCGAGCCCTTGTAGACCTTGCGGTACGCCTTGAGCGCCAACGCCAGGGGCGAGCCCGAACCGTAGAGCGCGTCGGGCTTGTCGTCGTCGTCGACCAGGTCCACGTCGCCCTCGGTCGCCGAGCCGGCCGCGAGCATCTGCCCGACGACCAGCGCCTTGTACCGCTCCTCGGGAGGGGTGGCCGCCCTGGTGAAATCGACTTCCAGACGGACCGCCGGCACGCGCGAGGTCTCATCCATTTCTCTGAAAACTACGTCTGACATGGCTTACTCCTTTTTCTCCGGGCCCTTGGGCTCGGGTCTGGGCCTGGGGACGAGCTTCCCGGCGTACATCTTTTTCTTGGCCTCGCTCAGCCGGGCCCTGGCCTTTTCCCGCCTGCCGGCGTCCTTGTCGTTCAGGCCCGCCTCGACCAGGTCCGCGTGGGCGGGCATGCCGTACGCCTCGATGTCGCCGGAGCGCCACAGGCGCTTGACGAACGAGCCCCACTGGGCCTTTGACCACGAACCCGCCGGGTACAGGGATTCGGGCCTCCCCGGCCCGTCGGCCGAGGCCAGCCGGTCGCGCGGCTTGGTCGGGTGCGGGCAGAGCGCCTGCGGGCGCGCGCTTCTGATGTAGACGGCGTTGTTTCGCTTCTGTCTCATGACTCCTCCCGTTAAAAGTCGATCTTTCCCTCGGAGTCCGGATCATCCGCGTCGCCCGGCCCGTCCGGAGGGAAGTGTTTGGTGTCGATGCCGGTCATGATTTCGATGCCCGCCGGCGTGGGCTGCCCGACGACGACCGCCGTGGAGACGCGAACCGAGTAGATCGCCAGGCCCGCGCCCTGCGCGGTCGGCGGCAGCACCGAGTACGTCCCCTCGATGCGGATCGGGTCCATGTCCAGTCCGAGCTCCTGTTTGAACAGCGCGTTTCGCACGTCGCGGCACAGCTCGTAGGCGCCCTTTTCGGAATCGGTGCCCGCGCGGGTCTCGCGCTCGCCGCGCAGGTTTTTCACGCCTGTCAAAATCTCGAACGTGCGGCGCATCTTGATCCGTGTGGAGCTCAGCGGCTCGGGCGTCTCGCCGGTCCAAATCACCAGGGCCGCCGGGAATAGCGGGATCGCGCGTGCGCGCACCGACTCGTCTTCCAGGATCGAATTGAAATCGCCCTGGTAGTCGCGGCAGGTCTTGAGGTAGCCGATCTGCGAGGCCAGCCGCGCCGTGATCGCGTCCTGGATTTCCAGCACTCCGGCGGACTCGCCGTCGTCGACGTATTTGATTCCGCGCAGGGTCATCTGTTAATGTCCTCGCGATGTAGGGGCGTATGGCCATACGCCCCTACGGCTAACATCCGTCATCACAGCCGGATCCCTCCCAGGTCGAACAGGCCCTTGCCGAGAAAGTGCTCGGTCAGGATTCTGCGGATCTCGCGCTTGTCGGATTCCTGCCACATTGCGTAGGGCCGCGCCGGGATCTTCACCTTGCGCCCGCGCCCGGCCATTCCGCCCAGAGACAGGATGCGCGCGTAGATCAGGTTCGTGCCGATGTCCACGCCGTGGCCGACGATCTTCCAGGCGATCGAGCGCAGCAGCCGTCCGGTGCGGATCAGGATTTTCATGCCGGCCAGGCCCCGCTCGGCCCGCTTGGTGAGCCTGCGCGTTCCGGGCCTGCCGGGCGCGCCCTTGGTCAGCCCGCGCGAGCCGCCGATGCGCTCGTAGAGCGTGGCGGCCGACAGCGGCTTCCACGCGTCGGGACGGCCCTGCTCGGCGAAGTTTTGTGCGATCGAGGTTCGGCCCAACTCGCCGATCGCCTCCAGCGCGGGCCGCTCGTCGCGGCCCCTCGCGATCGCGCCGCGCACCGCGCGGGTAAACGCGCGGTCATCGAGGGTGAAACGCGAGTCGAACTGCATCGGACCGGGCATCAGAACCCCTCCATATCGTCGTCGTTGAACACGCGGGGCTTGGCCTCGGTGCGCACGCCGGTGACGCGGGAGCCGTGGGGCTGGAGCAGGGCCGCGTCGGAAAATGCGGCCTTGCCCTCTCCGATGCGGCGCAGGAGCCTGATTGCGTCGTCGTAGTTTTTCTCCACGTGCTCGGGCGCGAGCCCGCGCCGGGAGAGCAGCTTGTAGACCGCGATGGACTTGGCGATGTCCTTGGTCAGGTTCGACGGCGACTCGATGGGCACGCCGTGGCGCACGCCCACGTAGCTGTCCACGAGCGCGTCGGTCTCGGTCAGGATCCCGGCGAGCACGTCGGCGTCCACGTCGCCTGTTCCGTCGTCGTTTGTGCACTGGACCAACTCGGTCTCGGTCATTCGCGTGAGCAGGTCGGTCTCGTCGATGTAAGCCATTTGCGCCTCACGCAGGGGCGAGGCATGCCTCGCCCCCACAGATCACGTTACTTTTTGCCCTTGGGCTCGGGCTCGGGCTTATCCGCCACGTCCTCGACGTGGAACAGGGGCTCGGCGCGGATCTGCTTGAGTTGCTCTGCGTTGAAGCGGCCCGCGTCGTAGACCTTGTCGCCCTCGAAAAAATGCCCGCCGCGATGCAGGCCCTTTTCGCGCTTGACGATCACTCTGAACTTGCTCATTTATTCCTCCTCCGATTCGGCCGGGCCCGGCCCGGTGGACCGGGCCCGCGCCGCGTGGTTCAATTCGGTCAGGACGGCCAGGCGTCCGCGCCGGTGCTGCCCACCGCCGCCTGCGGGAAGAGCAGGCCGGCGTTGTGCATGTATTTGCACCCGGCCAGCACCGCGTCCTTGGTGAACTTGTCCGGGCTCTTGGGGTCGTCGATGAAAAGGAACTCCGGCTCCTGAATGTCCACCTCCTGCACGACAACCGCGCGCAGGACCGAGTCGGAGACGTCCTCGAGAGTCCACTTCGAGTCGGTGATGCGGGGATTCACGTCCAACTCCGCGCGCCCCTTCCAGACGTTGTCCTCGCCGTTGGCGAGACGGTCTTTTTGGAGGATGTCCATGGCGGCCTTCATGTTGGAGGGGCCCACGTGCAACACCAGTTGCGTGCGGTCCGCGTCGTAGGGCTCGCCGCCGTAGGTCATGACCTCCATCATCCGTTGAAGGGCAAGCCCGAAGGCGTCGGCGGAAAGAGCGTAGGTGATCAGGTTGGACCAGGTCCCGCCGTCGTAGGGGTGATCGGTGTCGAAAAAATACTGCCCGTCGTAGCACGACGCGGAGAACCCGCTCCAAAGCGTGTTGTAGAACAGCTTGTCCTTGTGCTTCGCGCCCAGGGAAGCCATGCGCTGGATGCGCACCTTAACCTGGCCGAGGCGGTCGAACCGGAGATCCTCCCACTTGATCCCGACCGAGCGCTCCCACTTTTTGTTTTTAACTGCCCACGTGGTCATGCGCAGGGTCTCGAAAACCCTCTCGCCGACGAACTCCCGCACGCCCTCGACATCGTCGAGCCACGCGTAGTTTTCGGTCTCCTGGTCGCTTGGCAGGACCAGGGCGAACTTTTTGTATCTTGGCTCGTACTTGGATTTCTCGGCCTCGTAGATCGACCTGAGGCGCAGTCCAAGGTCGCCGAGCTCCGCTGCTCCCTGAATCATGTTTCAACCCTCCACTTCGTGGTTATCGTTCGGGCGCGGCCCTCGCGGCCGAGCCCCTGTTACCTCGCCTTTAATTCGGGTCGTAGGTGTAGATCGGGATCCAGTAGTCCGCGTCGCCGTCGAGGCGAACCTTGATCATCTTCGCGAACTCCCACCCCGCCGGGTCGCCGTCGGACTTGAGCGGACACTCGGCGGTTCCGTCGCCCTGGGCCGTGCTGACGTTTTTAGAGTTATCGGCGGCGGCCGCGCCGTCGAAATTGATGAACGGCAGATCCTCGTCCACCGTGGATTCGAGCTTGAGCACCGCGCCGTCTGTTGTCGTCCCCGCGCTGGAGACGTATCCGTAGAGCGCCGCCCCGGTCGTGTAGGTGTAGGTCCCCCCGCCGCTTCCGGCCAACTCGGCCTTGAGCCCGTAGGCCGCGTCCGCGGTCGCCGCGACGCTGCCCTTGAGAACGGCCCAGCTCAGGGCCCCCATGATCTCGTCGCACTCGGCGCCCTCGCCGGTCCCGCAGGTGGCCTTGAGTTCCGAGCCCCGAAGCGAATCGGAGCCCTTGTTCATGTCCACCTTGGCCTGGGCCGCGAACTGCGCGGCCTGGAACTGTCCGCGAGCGCCGTCGTCGTCGATCCCGGCCGCGATCCGCAGCAGCTCTCCGATGTCCTCGCTGGTAAAATCCAGGTCCATAAAGTCGCTGGAGTCGGCCTCGTTGCGCGTGGTCGCGCGGGTGAACAGCTTGATTGTGTCCTGGTGGTCCACGCCGCCGAGGTTCACGTCCTCGCGGCAGATCAGGTCGTTGTCGATGCCCACGTTGCCGGTGATCTGCAGCTCGTCGTTGCCGTCCTCGTCGAACTGCGCGGTCACGTCCGAATCGGAGCCGAATGTAATCGAGATGTCGTCGGGCACCAGGGCCCCGCCGTCGGAGTAGATCACGCCGTCGATCTCGACCAGGCCCTCCACGTAGGCGTCCTCGCCGTCGATGGTCTGGTCCGGCGTTTCGTCGCCGACAAATAGATTGCCGGAAAAAATGCCCAGGCCGCTGGTCGCCGAGGCGAATGTCATGGCGGCGCGGTCATGGGTCGCCTCGTCGTAGGCGAAGCTCACGTCGTTGTCGTCGCCGTAAATCACCAGGGTGTCGTCGGGGACCGCCATGGCGGTTCCGAGGCTGATGCCTCCGTCGGCGTAGATGCCGCCGTCGTTTTCCAGGACGCCCTCGACGTAGGCGTCCTCTCCGTCGATGGTCTGGTCCGGCGTGTCGTTGCCCACGTAAAGGTTGCCGGTCGTGATGTTGAATCCGGATCCGGCGGCCGCGTCGAACAGGGTCCGGCCCGTGCCGTCCGCGTCGTACTCCATGGAGGCGTCGTTGCCGGCGCCTAAATAAAATTTGAGGTCGTCGCCGATGCGCACCGCCGTAAGGAACTCCTCGAGGTCCTTGGAGGTCATAACGCCTCCGAACAGGGCCGCGGCCAGGACCAAGATGCCCAGGACCGCGAGCGCGGTTTTGATTTTGCTTCTCATCGTTTCTCCTCCCGTAGGGGCGAGGCATGCCTCGCCCGCGTCAATGGTTTAAGCGCTGTGAATGGCCGGCCCGCTTTGCACCCAGTCCGATCCGTTCCACACGAAAGGCAGGTACGAATCGGCGGCCAGGGTAATGCTCGCGCCGCCCTCGGTTTTGGTATTGATTCCGGTCGTGACCTCGACCGTGTTGGCGTCGTGCGTGCCCACCAGCACGATCTCCTGCCCGGCGTGGGACCCGTCCGGAAAATCGCTGATCAGCGTGACCGCGCCGCCGGACCCGGCGACCGGGTAGTATTTTTGGTTGACGTTGAATACCAGGGCCGTCGCGGCGAGCAGGGTCTGCGTGGTCGCCCACGAGCCCGCGCCCACGGCCGCGCCGGTGGGCATGAGGTCGATGGACATAAACACCCAGACGCCGTCGGATTCGACGCGCTCCACGATGCCCGCGAAGGGCTTGGACGCGTCGATGCAAACGGTCTGGTCGTCCTCGCAGTAGCAGGGCTTGCCCACGTACGCCTGGGTAACCGCCGAGGTCTCGGAGTTGGCCCACTTCAGCGGCATGCGGGTTTTGATGTGGACGTACTCGTCGGCGGCGGCCCCGCTGGAGTTGTCCACCTGCTCGTCGAACGCGCCGACGATCGGCCCGGCCTGGGTTGCGAGGGCGGGCTTGGCATACCCGCTTACGAGCTGCGCCATGCCGCCCCCGTATACCTTGGTGGAGGCGGCGAGGGGCTGGTGCGCCAGCTCCCCGCCGGTCCACTCCGTGTTCCTATCTTCGGTAATCGCCATGATTTAATCCTCCTGTCCGACCGGGCTCAGCTCTTGGCGAGTCCGTCGTAGATTTTTTGCTCGTCCGCGCTCAGGGGCAGCTTGGCGTCCATCTTCAGCTTGACTTCCGGCGCTGTTTCCCCGCCTGCGGCTGGCTCGTCGCCGCCGAGGGACACGCCCTCGGCCGGGAAGATGCCCTTGGGCAAATCGTCCATGGCCTCGGACGCGGCTTTGAAGTTGGCCTTGAGCATGACCGCGTACTGATCGCGCTGCTTGGCGCTGATCGCGCCCCGACGCTGGTGTTTGTCCAGCTCGGAGGCGACCTTGTTCGACGTGGTCTCGTCCTCCAGGGCCTTGAGCCTCGCGGCCATGTCGCTCCCGTCGGGCCCGGCCTTGAGCCGGATGATCGCGCCGGTCGCATCGTCGGTGACCGCCTTTTCCGGATCCAGGTCCAGCAGGGGCAGAACCTGCTTGAGATCCACGGCGGGCGGCTCGGAGAGCTTCTCGATCGCGGCCTCCAGGTCCTCGGGCCCCGGGTCGGTCAGCTTCAGATCGGCGACCGCCTTGTCGGCGAGCGCGACCTTGAGCTTCACGGCCTCCAGCACGTCCTCGTCGGTTGCCTCGGCCTTGAGCTTCAGGACCGAGGCGAGCTTCTTTTTCCAATCCATCTCGTCCTCCTCCTCGATTCGGCCGATGCCCTCGGCCTGGTTGGATTTGAGCCAGAGAGACGGGTTGACCGTCCGCCCCGGCGTGTTGGTCAGCGCCAGGTGATCGAGCCTGGCGGGGTACTCCTTTTTCGTTTTGGGATCGGTCGCGGCCAGGACCCGGCCCGACGGCGAGATGTAGCGGTAGCGCTTGTTTCGCACGTCGGCTGCGCCCATGTCGGTCCAGGTCTCCACGTGGGCCAGCAGCGCGTCTCCCTGCTGGTCGAGGCGGTCGATCCAAGCGGCCGCCGGCGCGCGAAGCGGGGGCACGGCGCGGGTCTGGTGCTCGTAGTCCACGGGCAGCTTTCTGCCGCGTGCGAGCTCCTCGTCGCGCGCGCGGATCCAGGCGTCGAACAGGGTCTGGTCCGCGACGATCGTCCCTCCGCTGGTCAGCGGCACGACCTCGCCCAGGCGGAAGACCTCGAGCAGGTCCGGCAGCGGTCCGGACTCAAACTCCGGCAGGGAGAGCGTAAGGTCCACCTGGTGGAGATCGCCGGCGGGTTCGTCGTTGAGCATTGCGGATTGCGGGTTGCGGATTGCGGATTGGCCGTTCTCTCCTCCGCGTCCCTGACCGGAGTCGAAGGGCGCGGCGCGCCCTGCCCGTCCGCCGTCAACCGTCGACCGTCGACTGTCGACTGTCCTCATCTCAAATCACCCCCTGGGCCCAGCGGTCCATTTGCGCCGCCGGGTTGGTGTCGAATCCGGTATCCACGATCTCGTGCGCGTGGTCGCGCAGGGCCGTCGGGAACTCGCCGCGCGCCGACGCCCTGCGGTCGGCCGTGACCATGCAGCGGCAGCGGAAGCCGTTTGGCGGATAGAGCGTGTCCCAGATCGGATCGGACGCGCGCGCGGAGAAGCCGTGGAGCATGGCGTGCTCGGCGCGCACGCGGTCATCGCCCATGGTCTCGTAGATCCACCACGGCAGGTAGCGCATAGCGCCCTCGGATCGCTGCGCCCGGTAGCGCCCGGCGCCCAGCGACTGAGATACCGCCTGGTCGAACACGAGCTTTAGGTGGTGAGGGTTGGCGGCCGTAAAACCCGCCTTTTCCATGGCCGCGCTCAGGTCCTTGATTGCCGCGCGCCCCGCCTTGCCCTCGGCCAGCGAGGCGGCGATCGACTCCTGCGCGGATTTGACCACGAGCTGCTCCTGGGCCCCCGCGATCGTCCACGCGGCCTGCGCGGCATACGCGTTCAACGACGAGAGCTGCGCCGGCGTGACCGGAATCAGGCTCTCGAAAAACTCGAGGGCCTCCTCGGGCGGCAGGAAGGCCCAGTCGTCCTTGAGGATTGCGGATTGCCCTTCGACTTCGCTCAGGACAGTCGGATTGGGGATTGCGAATTGCGGCAGAATCGAATCCACGGGCACGGCAATGCCGGTCTGTTCGCGGACCTGCCAAAGGCCCAGCAGGGAGGCGGCCGTGAAAGACAACATCAGCGCGACGGCGAGCGGTCCGGTATGTTCGCGGAGCAGTTTCACGTCAAAGATCCCTCCCGGAGGACTGCGCCTCCTTGATCCGCGCGATCCACGCGTCGTAGGCGGCCTGCGCGGCCGACGCCCCGCCGTCTGCCAGGACGTCGCGGTCCACGCGCGCCCCGCCGACCGACGGCGCGGGCTCGTCCTTTAATTTAGCGGCTTTGCCGTTCCCTCCTCCGCGTTCCTGAGCGGAGTCGAAGGGCGCGGAGCCTGGTCCGCCTCCCTGCGCGTATTTGGGCGGCACGAGGATCGGCTCGTCGCCCTCGGGGAGCGGGATGTTGAACCGCTCGGAATAGTGTTTATGGCCGATCGGCTGCCCGGACTCCACCGCGTCTTTGTAGACCCCCGAGAGCATCTTTACGTCCTCGGGCGGCTCGGTCAGCAGGTGGTGGCGCGGGTAGCGCTTCTGCGGGCCGAACTTGTAGTCGACCTGCCAGGCGATGAGCGTGGTTTCCATGGTGTGGTCGATTTTGAGGCCGTCGGACTCGGTGAGCTCGTGCTTCACGTCGTCGTGCACCTGGGCCTGGGCGTAGGATCCGGATCCGCGCGTGCCCTCGGAGGTGGCCAGGCTCTGGCCGGTGATCACCTCGGACTGCATGCGGTCGCAGTATTCAACGAGTCCCTGAAAGGCGTCCGAGTTTTTCTGACCCTGGGCCCAAAACATCTCGATCTCGGTGGATTTGGGGATCACGGCGCCGGCGTCTCTGCCCAGGTTGAGCACCGAGGAGAGCAGCGCCTTGATGTCGTCGTCGGACGTGCCCGGCTCGTAGCGCCCCAGCCGAAACGGCCAGCCGTAAACCTCCAAAAACTGCTGCCAGGATTTGATGTCGAATGCCTTGAACAGCCACAGCCACAGGCAGGTCATCAGGTCGCCGTGTTTAATCGGATTGCCCGCGCGGTCGGGCACGTGCACGATCGCGCGTCCAAACGGGATCTGTTCGCCCTTGGTCGGGTTTTGCTGGCTGTAGAGCCGGATCGCCCACCGATCCTCGGCGTCGACAACGAAGCGCCTCGCCTCCACCGGCGCCAGGCGGCGGCACACGCGCTCGGATCCCTCGAACTCCCATTTGGGCTCGAGCACCGCGAAGCCGCGCCCGGTCGCGTCCATCAGGTGGTGGATCGCGCCGGAGTAGTCGTCGATGTACGCGAACTGCTCGCGCACGTAGTCTGCGATCTCCACGTCCTTGGGGTCGTCGGAGGCCGGGTTGATCTCGTAGCCCAGCCTGCTCACGGCCATTCGGCGCGTGCGGTATTGCGATCGGACTTTCCAGTCCTTGAGGACCACGCCGTCGTAGAGGTCCATGAGCTCGGCGATGCCCGCGCCGGACAGCGCGGAGGAGATGATCCGCGCCAGGGTCGCGGGCGTGAGCCCGCTGGACGGATCGGACGGGTAGCGATCGAACGTGGTCCATTCGTGCAGCGGCCGCCCGGCGTCGGCCTTGGTGATGGCGACCGGCTTGTTGTCCGGACCGTAGATCAGTCCTTTTAAGGAACTCCATATGGTCAAAACGCCGTCCTCCGTTCGCGCTTGCCGGTCCACGGGTCGCGCGCCTCCGCGTGGCTCCAGTCCATGTCGCGGCGACCGACCGGGCGGTACTCGGTCGTAAGCGTCGCGCCGCTTCCTGCCGCGTGAGTGCAAAGGGCGCGGGACCAGAACCGGTCCGCGTGGCCGTTTTTATCCGAGCGCTCGGCGTCGAAGCGGATGTTGCCGGCGAGCGTGGTGGTTTTGCGAACCGAGTGAAAGTCGTCCCGGATTTTCCTGTCGGCGGGATTGCGGAGCAGGCGGTCCTCGAACTTGCGGCGAAGCGGGTAGGCCAGCTCCTCCTTGACCTTGGCGGTGAACGTGACCGGCTCCACGCGGTAGGCTCCAAACGCGGCCTGGGCCTCCTCGGCGATCTGCATGCCAAGACCGGTCGCGTCGATGCAGCATCGCCGGCAGCCGGCGATCCACGGCCACAGGATTCTCTTTTGCTCGGCGAAGGTCGCCTTCTCAATCACGATCAAACGGCGGGTGACCAGCACGTCCCCGACCGGCTCGTCGAACCAGCCGACGGTGAGGTCGCGCCTGCGCCCGATGTCGATCCCTCCGAACAGCGAGGGCTTGGCCGGCGGGTCGTCCCACTGGACCAGGTCCGGGTCCTCGCAGGAGGCGATCATGTCGTAGGTCAAAAACGCGGTCGCCTCGTCGATGAACCGGCACTCGTACTCCTGTGCCCACGCGTCGGGGTCTCCGATGCCGCGCCGAAGCTCGTCCACGTCGGCCTCCAAACCCTCGGCCACGGCCGTGTAAACGTCCAGCTTGTGGCGCGAGAAGCCGTTGCCCTGGTCGGTCCACAGCTCGTAGAACTTGTTCTGCATGCCGTTTGGCGTGGACACGATCCGGATCTTGTGGCCGCGCGTGATCGTGGGGTACAGCGCGGTCCAGATCTTGCGCGAGTCCTGATGGAACGCGAACTCGTCGAGCAGCACCGAGCCGGTGAATCCGCGCGCGGTGTCCGGGTTTGCGGGCAGGCCCACGATCCGCGAGCCGTTGTTGAGGCGAAATTCAAGCTGCCTGAATGAGCGGTCGTCGATGACGTACTCGCCCTCGATCTCGGCGGCGGCCACGTTCATGGCGCGAAGGTGCATTCGGACCTTGTCCATGTTCTCGCGGCTCTGCCTCTCCCCCCGCGAGAGCACGACCCAAAGCGAGCGCGCGTTCTCCGATGCGTCCAGCGCGACCTCCAACCCGGTGCCGAAGCTCTTTCCCGACTGCCTGGGCCACAGGCCGATCTTGAACCGTGAGCGGTCGGTCACCCATCGCTTCTGGTACGGGTAGAGTTCGATTGCGCCGGTTTCAGACAATGCCGTAAACCTCCTCGCGGATGCGGCGCAGCGCCTCCTTGGAAATGGGCTTGCCGGTTTCCTCGGCCTTTTTCAGCGCGTCTTTGGCCGCCTCGCGCTCGGCGCGGAGCTTTCGGATCTCCAGCTCGAGCTGGCGCTCCTGGAGGTCGAGCTGCCGGCGCAGCCGGGACTCCTTGAGCAGCGTCTTGGGGTCCGCGTTGCGGATCGCGTCCTGGTTCTGGACCAGGCCGGCCATGAGCAGGTCCTCGGCGATCTGCTCGGCGTCCGCCGAGTCGCCGGCGGCCTTGATCGCGCCCACGATCTCGGCGGCGGCCACGCGCGCCTCGCGCAGCTCCTCTGCCTTCAGCTTTTCCTCCTCCATCAGCACGTTGCGGTAGTAGCGCGACATGGACGAGGCGGAAACGGTCTCTCCGGTGGCCGAAGCCAGGGCGTCGCCTATCTGCGCGTAGCTGGGGCGCTCGCGGGTCATGAGCATGCGGACCACGATCGCCCGGCCCTTCTCGGACAGTTTTTCCACGGCGTGCGCCCTGCGGTTTTTCACAACTCGATTGCCTCGTCGCTTTCGATCCCCTCAACAAGGTCCACGCCGGCGGGCGTGAGCCGGAAGGAATACAGTTTGTCCTTGCCGCCGGGAATCGGCTTGGTTCGGAACTCCACGTAGCCCTTGTCGCGCAGGTAGGTCACGACGCCGTTGAATTCGTGGTCCCCGAGGCGGATGCCCTCGAGGTCCAGCGCGCGGATCAGCAGGGACCGCGCCAGGAACTCGGGGTACTGGTCTACGAGAACCTTCAGGACCCGGCCCTTCACGAACGGGTAGTCAATGTCCATTGGTCGCCCTCCAGATGTCGTCGAGCTTCTTTGTCTGGTCCGACAGCTCCTCGTGGATCCGGCGCATGCCGATCTTCAGCAGTTCGCGGTCCTCGCTGCTTTCGGTGTTTTGTTTTGAGATCTCGCCCGCCAGGTCCTTGACCGCGTCGGCCTGGTCGCGGGAGGATTGCAGGAACTGCTCGGCAAAGGTGTTCACAAGCTTCATGGCGGCCTCCCGCTCCTTTTTCTTTTGTTTGAGCCAGCTCCGGGCCAGAACAAAAAGTCCGCCCAAAATCAGAACGCCCGGGCCCCACATGACCGCGAGCTGCCCCAGGCTGAGCGCCGGCAGCGTCTGCATCAGTCCTCCTGTGCGATTTGCGCGCCCAGGTAGAGCGCGCCGCCGCCCACGGCGACGCCCGCGCCGAACCGCAGCCAGTTTGTGATGGTGTCCCAGGCCCCGGCCCGGCGGTCGGCCCCGAGGACCTGCTGCGCGAGTTTGTGCTCCCGTATCCGGGTGAGGTTCAGCTCCTCCTCCAGGGCGCTGACCTGCTCGGCCAGGGCCCGGTTCGCCGCCATCAGCGTGTCGATGATCTCGTCGTTAATCGCATCGAGCTCGCCGCGCGCGGCGCGCTGCTCGACGCAGGCCAGCAGCTCGGCGGCCTCGTCGAGGGGAAAACACAATTCGGTCGAATCCGAATATGTAGGGGCAGGCCCCTGTGCCTGCCCTTCAGGCCCACGCGCCTGCCCTGGGCAACCACGGGGGGTTGTCCCTACGGCTTCGTCGCTCGCGAACGCGCTGGCCGCGCCGATGGCGACGGCCAGCAGGCAGCCGAGACCGAGGACCAGATACAGGATGCGCACGAGGTCGATCCTCATTTGGTCACCTGTAATCTCTTTTGTTCGGGGGATGTTCGCCGGGACTGTGCAAGATTTTCAGCGTCCTCCCTTGCTTCTTTTGCTGATTTTGCAAAACGCTTGGCCATCTCCGCGTTCGAAGCCGGTTTTTCGATCCGCCCGGTTGAAGGCCGGTTATCGCGCGTCATTGCTCGTCCTCCTTCGAGACCCCGCCGTTTTTGCGCGGATGGAAACCCGCCTTCTCGAAGCGGCCTGCAAGCTCGTCCGGATCCGCCGGGGCCGCCTTGGCGCTCGCCGCGCGGATGTCCTCCATGAGCGTTCGCTTGCGTTCGAGCAGATCGGTGTAGCGCGCGAGGCTGCGCCGGATCTTCGCGTCCGCCTTTTTGCGCCTGGCCTTCAGGCGCTCGGCGTCGGCCTCATAGGCGCGTTGCCTGGCGCCCTGCTTCAATCGGAAGAGCTGCTCGGCGGACCCGCGCCAGAACAGCACGGCCGCCGCGCACGCGAGCCCGAACGCGATCCACCGCCACCAGCGTTTGAGGGCGAGGATCATGAGGGCGCCTCTGTATGGGCGGGTTCCAAACCCGCCCCTACGAAAAATGCGCCCGGTTGCCCGGGCCGGGAACACCGGCCCCGGCCCGGCAAACGGGCATCCGCAAAACGCGCGGCGCTGGGTTTTCGAATCAGGATCATTTGCGGACCTCCGCGAATTTGGAGGCCGCGCGTCCGATCACGAACAGGCCGCCGTAGGCCAACGTCATTTCAACCGACAGTCCCTCGCGGGCCACGTGCAGGATCAGCATGGAGGTCAGCACGATCCACGCGCCCAAGGACTGCGCCTTGGTGTGGGAGAGTCGTCCGGAAGGTTCGGATACGAATTCGAGAATTTTTGTCATCGCCTGCCCTGGGCAACCACGGGGGGTTGCCCCTACGGTTTTGATTTCAATCCGGACAGGGTCACGAGCACCTTGTCCACGTAGTCCTGGTTGACCAGCCGTCCGCCCTTCACGCGCGCGCTTCCCGCGTTGTAGGCCGCGACCGCGCGGGGCGTCTCGCCCAGGTAGCGGTCGAGCATGAACTTGAGGTGGAAGCAGCCGTGGCGCAGCCCGGTGGCCGGGTCGCACAGCTCGGTGAGGAACGGTTTTTCGAATCCGCGTTCGCGCGCGACCTGGCCCATGACCTGCATCAGGCCGAAGGAGCACGAGCGAAGCCGCGCCTCGGTCGCGCGGGAAACCCCGGCGGGTTTGGGCGGGTCGAGCCGCCCGGACAGCATGCGCAAAACATAGGTTCGGTAGAATCCCGGTTCGTATCGCACGGCCCACGGGTCCCCGCCGGATTCGACTTTCACGATCGCGCGGACCAGGTCCGGATCCAGGCCGTACTCGAAGGCGATCTTTTCGATCAACTCGTCCATTACAACCAACACCCCGACAACAAGGGGCTTAAGCCCCTTGTTGATTTACGACCTCCAAAAAAACGGACGCGGACCGCGAGAGGAAACGACCGGGGGCACGGTCGGAGGCCATGAAGGGATGGGCTTGTTGTGTTCACGGTCCGCGTCCTTTAACCAAAAGAAGGCTCTGTCTGCGGATTAGATTAGGAGGGAATCAAACGGAAACCAAAAACAGATGCGGAGATTGCGGAAGATGCGACTGGAAAATTACATCCTTTGGGGAAACGGGCCGGCCGGATTGATTATGTTCTTTGTCTCGTGGTCGATGATCTGCTCCCTGCGGACGCGTAGGCTCCCGCGAATCCTGACGGCGACCAGCTCGCCGTCGTCGATCATTCGATATACTGTATCCGTGCTGAGCCGCCAATAATCGGCGACCTCGCCGACGGTGACCCAGGTCTTGTCCGGAAGTCCTTTCATGTCGCGTTCCCCTTCATTCAATGTCGGGCGGGTTTGTAACCCGCCCCTACGGTCAATCGTCCACCGCCGACCGCCCACCCTTCTTGCGCCATATCTCCACCAGTTTGGCGGCCGCGCCGGGCTTGAGCTTGCGGCCGCCGGCCAGCTTGCGTTTCACGTCGAGCAGGAAGCCGCGCTCCCAGTCGGTCAGCGCGGGCGTCCGCTCGCGCGCGACCCCCCGCCCGGCCTGCGGACACCCGCCGGTCCAGGGTCCGGTCGTCGTAGGGGCGGGTTTGAAACCCGCCCGTACGAAACCCGGCCGCAACAACCCCTCCACCATTCCGGCCGCGTCTATCTTGCGCAGGAACATGGCGGAGAGCGCCTCGATCATCTTGCGGCCCTCTGCCACGGTCTGGGGCCAGGGCTTTTTTATCACGGTCTCGGCAAACCCGCGCCTGTTCTTGCTTTGCGGGAAGGTGGCCAAATCGTCGAACAGGTGCTCGACGGTCGCAAGCTGGCCGCGCGTGACCGTGCCCTCCGGGTCGGGCGCGCGGCTGGCCTTGGCGCGCTGGGTCTGCTCGCGAAGCCGCGTGCACACGGCCTCGGCCTGGCGCGCGGACAGCTTGCGCGTGGAGGTCTGGCCGGAGATCTCGCGGCAGATGATGCACAGCGCGTCCTCGGCGTCCTCCCTGGGCAGCCCGGCCGCCTTTGCGAGCTCGCCTACCCGTGACCAGATCGCGCGAAGGGTTGTGCTCGTGGGCATCAGGGGTCCTCCGGGTCGGATTGCCGATTGCGGATTGCGGGTTGCGGATTGTCGGCCAGGGGCCGTCCACCGTCAACCGTCCGATTGTCCTGAGCGGAGTCGAAGGACCGTCCACCGCCTGCCCTGAGCGCAGTCGAAGGGTCCAACTTGAACAGCTTCCGATCTTTGTGCTCCGCCCGCTTGCCCCGGTTCCACTGCTGGACCGGTCGGTAGTAGCCGACCACGCGGGAGTACACCTCGGTGCGCATGCCGCAACGGCGGCCTGCGGTTGACTGTCGGCTGTCGACTGTCGACTGTTCACCGCCCACTGTTCACATCCTTTACTGCCTCTCGCAGGGCGATGGATCGCTCCAGGTCGCCGATGCTCCTGCGGATGCCGATCACCCTGTCGTCACCCTCGCACACGCCATCCGCCTCGTACTTGCGCAGCATTTGGCGAAGCCGCTCCAAGCGGGCCTTCAGTTCGTCCACGGGGATCCGCGATGCATTCGGCGCGACCGATCCCTCGTCGATGTACTTGTGATCGATCACGTCCTCCACGGTGCTCTTTTCGACCAGGTAGCCCAGGTCCGCGCGGAAGGGGCGTTCGTAGCCCTTGCCCGGCTTGTTCTTTCCGCACAGGAAAGAGGACCGGGCCGCCAGGATGAAGTAATCCTGCCACCATTTCAGGTCCGGATGATCCTTCCACAGGCGCGCGACCGCCTTGCCGCGCGGATATTCGGGGCGGAGCTCGCGGCAGACGCGCATGCCGGCGCGCGCGCAGATCCGATTGTACAGGTCGCGGATCTCGGCGTAGGGGCAGGCGGTGGACTGTTGACTGTTGACTGTTGCCTGTTCACCGTCCACCGTCGACCGTTCACCGTCCACCCGCCTCAGCCTCCCCTCGTACACCGCGCCGTCTAGGCCGGTCACCGAAACGCGGATGGTTGTCCGTTTACGCGCCACGGTTTACGACCTCCAGAACCTCGGCCACGACCTGGTCGTAATCGGCCTGGGCCGCGTCGAGGCCTTTTTTTGCGTCGGCCAGGCGCCCGATCAGGTCGGCGGGCAGGGACGCAAAGCGCGCGGCGGTGGCGTCCGCGCTGAACTTCAAAGCCTTGCTTGGCGTGGGCTCGCCCTTCGAGACGCGCCTTCGGCGCTCCTCAGGGCGGGCGGGTTTATTCTTTTTTTTGCGCCGCGCTTTGTAATAGCATGCGCTGCACATCCCCTTGGCCAGGACCTGTCCGTTGCATCCGGGCGTGGAGCAGGTCATCGGTTTCGGTTTGGATTTTTTCGGCATGGGGTCCTCCTTGGGTTCGGATTGCGGATTGCGGATTGCCCTTCGACTTCGCTCGGGACAGTCGGGTTGCGGATTGTCCTTCGAGGCGGCGGCCGATTCCCTGAGCGGAGTCGAGGGGTCGGCCGCCTCCTCGGGACCGGCGGGCCTTGCCCGTTCACGGTTTACGCCCTCCCGTTCACGATTTACGCCCCCCCGTTCACGATTTGCCGCCTCCCGTTCACGAGCCAACAACGGACGCGGGCCTTCGCATCCCTCGCACTTGAGGGGCCAGCGCTCCCGGTACCGGTTGCACGCCTCGCGGGTCAGTGTCGCGTGGTGCCGCGCGCAACGGACGGTTTCTTTCGGGTCGTTCATGGTTTGCATCCCTCGCCCTTAAAACGGCGGTTCGAACGTGTCTGTGTAAAACCTCTTAACGAGGCTCGGGCCGCGCTTGATCGAAAATCGGATCAGCCGGTTGCGCGGTCCGAGCAGGTAGATCCACAGCGCGAGCGCCCGCCCGAACACGCGCGGGCTGATTTCATAATCTAGCCGCAGACGCCCGTCAAGCCTGGGTTTGCGGGTGGTCGTCACTTCCCGCTCTCCCACGGCCAGCGCTTAAAAATCAGGCGCTCAATCAAGCTGCTCAGGCCTATTCCCAAAAAATAACCGGCCAAAAATGCTGTTGGTGTACCCATCATGCACCTCCCCTTTCGATCATGCCGCCGGTTCCTGATCCCATGGGCGCGGACCGAACAGGTCCATCTGGCCCTCGGCCTCGGCGCAGCGGGGACAGTGGGCCGTCTCCTGGTCCTCGAACGCCTCGGCGACGTGGCCGCAATCGAGGCGGACCCTACACAGCAGCCGGTCGCCGACCCAATGCAGGCATTCCTCGATCGAGACCACCTTCCGTATCCAGCGTTCATCCTGCATCGGCGTCTTCCTCCTCCGGCTCCTTCAGGACGTAGATGTCTCCCAGGCCGGAGAATATGCTCGCGAACTCCTCGGTTCTCGGACCCAGGTAAACGATCATGCTCGGGAACGGGCAGCGCCCGCATCCGTTGCCGTCGAAGCTGAGACGGTGATCGACGAAGCAACGCGGGTAGTCTCTGAGCAGCTTGAAGTAGATCGTATCCGTCTTTGCCGGGAGCAGGGCAATCGCCTCCATGGTCGGGTCGCTTCGAAACTCGGCCAGCAGGTGGTCGACCCACTCGATGATCCGGCGGCCGTAGGGGGGATTCATGAACACCCTGCCCCACCACATTTGATTAAGGCCGTCATTTTTTTTGGTGACGTGGGCCTTTGCCGGGACGTTCGGATTCACGTCGGTCTCGGCGCACGGGTCCAGGTCGATCTCGCCGAGGAGCTCGACCACGCGGTCGACGACCTCAGGTGGAGTCAGCCATTCGTCGGTCTTTCCCATCCTTCACCCCTCCCCGCCAGTACCGGGCCGATTCGGGATTCGGCCAATTCCCAGGCGTGGTCGTACAGGTGCGCGCCCGTGCTGAACGCGGTTATCGTGCCCGTTTTATAACCGCACGTCTCGGCGACCAACTCGTTTAACAATTGCACGGCCGCCAGGTTCGCCGGGAACCCACCCCACAGATCCCATGAGCGTAAAAACACGGACACGTGGAGGGTGTCGTCCATCACGCGCCAATGGATTGTCCGGAGGCACGGCGGGTCTTCGCGCTCGTCCACGTTGACCAGTCCGACGAGCGGAAGCTCCAACCAGCCGCCGATGTTGATCACGGCCTGATTCGTCTTGGGCGTTTTTTTCAAGAGCCGGATGATCGCTTCCACTCTCGGCGCGATCCAGCAGCCGTAGGTGTAGGTTTCGCCGGGCTCGATGATGTCGGTGAGAAAGTAGCGCTCGAAGTATCGTTGAACGTATTCCATGTCCGTGGGCGGCGGTATCGGACAGCCCGGCGGCATGTCGGGCACCATGGGCATTGATTCCGGGTGCCTGATGTCCACCACGAGTGCGTCGTATTCGAGGCGGTGCTGCCCCTGGTAAGACCCATGCTGGACGGGATAGCGGTGCAGTCCGTTGTTTGGGTCGTAAAGCCCGGCGAGCACCAGGAACCACGCCTCCGGTAGGTCGCGCGCGTGAATTATCGTCGGTATCATCCCTACTCCTTCCCGGACAGCAGCTTTGCCCGGTACGATCCATCGTTTTGAATCCTGTGGATATCCTTCATCAGTGCACGCCGGAGGCGGTCGCGAACAGTGGTCCCGTATCGTTCGATACGAGCCGCCTCGTATACCTCAAGGCCCGCGACCAGCACGTCACCCAGGTCGTAGTTGCCGCAAATGCAGCACGCGGCCACGCCGAGGAGCGCTTGGCCGAATGAGCGGGTCATCTCCTCGCGATACATGCCTATCGCCCGCTCATCCCGGCCGTGTCCTTTCATCACCGCGTTGTAGGCTTCAAGTAGATTGCCCGCCGCGATGTGCATCCATTGTTCCTGCTGAGCCCTCCCTACCGTGGTCCTGGCCATGTGCGCATCAATCCAGGACTCAAGCACGTCTGCGAGGGCGCGGATGGCGTCTTCCACTGCATCCACGCCTGGAACGGGTTCAAGCTGATCCGAGCGGTACGGAATCATCCTCCCGCCCTCAACCTTGCAATCTCGTCCTCCAGCATCCCGATCTCGATCCCGCGCACGATCTCGGACACGTCGGCCAGGCGCTTGCGGCAGCGGGCCAGGCAGTCCAGGGCCTCCTCGACGGTCTCGCGCTCGCGCCCGCAGGCCGGGCAGGCGTAGAGCATGGTGTTGTCGGGGCCGGGCTCGGGGATCGCGTAGGGGACGTAGTCGTCGGGCATTGCCGGGCCGTCCACAATGGGCTTGAGCCCTTTGTTGCGGGCAACCGGGTCGAGGATGCACCGGAAACCAAAATGCCTGGGCGGGCCTGTAATTTCGGCCACAACGGCGACCGCCTCCTCGCGAGGTAGGTCCATGGCCGCGACGAGGGGATCGTCTGGCGCGGAGGCGAACGCGCGGTACTCGACTCCGTGTTTCTCTGCAATCCGGTTGAATCGGTCCGCGACGTCCTGCGCCGCGTCGTCGGGGTGGATTTCGACCTCGATGTTATCGATCGTCGGATCGTGGCTGATGGCCACCTGCCTCCGGACAGGTCCGGATCGGTTTTTGTCATCCTTCATCACAGCCTCCTTCGTTCTTCGTCCAAGCGGGTTTGCTCCGCTTTCATTTCAGCCTCCAGTTTGCGAAAAAATTCCAGGTGCTGATTGGTCGCGATAGGGAGCACGCTAAAGATGTGGGTCAGCTCGATCAGGGCATTCTGGGCCTCGACGTACTGCTCATACTCCCCGCAGATCTCCATGATCCGTTTATGGTTTGATGTCATCGCATCCTCCTTCCGGGCGACGCATGCGTCGCCCCTACGCCTCAACCAGGCGCCATTGCAGAACGCGCCACGGCCTCTGGTCCACCGTGCGGATCAAGCGCCGTATTCGGCCCGCGTCCTCGTCTGTGTAATGCTCGGAGATGATGACGCTTGGATCTTCCTTCCCATGCCCGGAGCAACAGCCCAAGGTCTCGATTTCGTTTGTCCACAAAAAATGGATCGTATGCGCAATCTCCAAATCAATGCAGATGGTCTTTTTGTTTTCCGGCAGCCGTTTTGCCAGGAACGCCGGGACGGCGAGTATTGTTTCTCGCCGCTCGTTGTCTGCAACCGTCGACCGTCGACCGGTCACCCCTCAACCTCCAGCCTCATCTGCCCGAGCAGGTCGGGCAGGGACACGCGGCGAAGGCGGGCCTCGCGCTTCAGGTGGCTCATGGCCGCGCGGTGGTACTGCCTGCACGCGCGCTCGGTCTCCTCGGCGGTGACCGGCACGTAGTAGCCGGCAGAGCACGAGGCGATGGGGATCCCGTGGACCTCCACCAGGTGCTTGACGATGCGCCGGACTTCGCGCTCGCGGGTGGCGTAGGCGCCCTCGTAGGTGAATAAAGAAAAGACCCCAAGCACGAGTCTACCCACGGACACGGCATTGTCGCGGCCTCGGCAGCAACGAATAGCGCGCAGCACCCGGCCCTCGGTCTCGGTCAGGGGCCGGCCGGTCTCGAAATCGATGGCGAGCTGCTCGGTCATATTGCCTCCGGGCGGGTTACAAACCCGCCCCTACGTCAATGCGCGATCTCCTGCGCGATCGCGGGCACCAGGACCGGGACTTCGCAGCATCCGCAGACCTCGTACCCGCAGACCTCCACGTATTTGCCCACCAGCGGGGCCAGGTTCGCGTACACGGCGTCCTTGGCGACCAGGGCGAGGGTTTGCCCGCCGGTGCGCGTCTGGGTCAGCGCGGCCAGGCGGCCTGAGTCGCCGGGGTGCAGCCAGCCCTCGGCGCAGAGGTCCGCCCAGTCCGCGCGCGCATCCGGGGAATCTCCGGCGTCGGCGTCCAGTCCGTCAAGGTGGTCGCCGGGGATCCCCGCGTCGTCGTCGTCATCGTCCAAATAGCCGGCCAGGTCGTCGGGGTCGAGCTCGGGCGCATCCACGTTCACGTCCACGCACCCGGCCATGGCCAGCCAGATCAGGGCGAAGCAGATCGCCAGGGCGATCGCCTCGCCGTATGTGCAGTCGAATCGAAAGCGTTTCATGTCGTCCTCCGTTCCGTGTAGTAAGGCCTTACGCCCCTACGAATCGATCACCCCGTCCTCTCTCAGCTCGTAGTAGAACTCGTCGTCCTGGACGCGGCGCAGGCCCAGGGCGGACAGGCGGCCGTCGTCGAGCTCGGCCAGGCGGCTTTTGAGTACCTTCTCCTCCACCGCGATGCATTCGTGCAGGCGGCGGCGGCGCAGGTTTGCGATCAGCTCGGCGAGCTTGCCGCGATCGCGCGGGATGCCCCTGACCGCAGGCGGGGTCTTCCGGAATCCCACCGCACCGTGGTTGAGCTCGCGCGACCGGCGGCCGTCCTTATCCTCGAGCTCCTTGATCTTGGAGGCGACGAAGTGCTGGAGCGCGTCCTCGGTCGAGCGGATGTGCGAGGCGTGCGGTTCGATCTGCTCGGCCGCCTGGGTGCGCAGCGCGTCGATCTTCGCGTCGAGGATGGCGTTGATCTGGCCGATTCGGCGCTCGTGCAGGGCGACGGCGCGCAGGCCCTCGTCGGCCTCGGCCCAGTCCCTGATGACGTACACGGCGTCAGGCTTTTTCCGGGTCTTTGTTTTTGGCATTGGAGCCTCCTTGGTTTTGCAGTTGGCGGACCGATTGCTCGGTGCGGCGCGCCAGGGCCTTGTTTGTGAGCCTGAACAGGGTGTTGCTGATTTCTTCGAGTTCTTCAAACAGCTCTCCGATGGACTCTTGCGCGGACACGACCAGGTCGGATATGCGTCGGTTCAGGTGGACCAGGTCCTCAAGCGGCAGCGAAGTTCTAATCGACCGTGGGCTCTTGTTCCGGGTGGCGCAGTCGGCGCCGTTGCCTGTGACAAGCGCCGCCTCGTTCTGAATGAACGACTCAATAGTTTCTATGACGTCATTCAAATATGGCGGGGATGTCGCGGAATTCGGGTAGATCTCTAGGAGCATGTCTATGATCCGCCCCGCCCAGCGCTCGGCGCGGTTCGCGCATGCATTCACCGGGGGTTTCTCCGGCTTGAGCGTGAACGGGCGTCTCGACAGATCCACCCGCGGAATCGCGCCGGGGACGTCTCCGGATATTTGGACGAGCATGTACGGATAGAATGGAGCACCCCTAAATCGCAGTTCGTCACTACACATGATTGGCGGTTGGGTGGTGTCGATTAATTCGTCCATGGCCTACCTCCTTCCGTAGAGCCGCTGGCCCTTGACCACGTCGTCCTCGACGAGGACGTCGCGGCCGTCCGCCTTGGCCACGTCCAGGGCGTTGCGCAGCAGGTTGAGCGCGTACCGGTAGTGGCCGTACGCGTCGGCGGCGCGCACCAGGCGGTCGGCGACCTTGGGGTCGAGATCGGATCGGACCCCGGCCACGATCGACCGCACGTCGTCGGGCTTGATGGTGGTCACGTGCAGCCACTGCCGGATTCGCGAGTAGACCTGGGCGGTCGTGTCGTTGCCGGGCCCGAGGATCCGGGTGCGCAGCTCGGGCTGCCCGATCATGGCGATGCCGATGCCGGTGTGATCCCACAGCGTGCGCAGCGCGTTGGGACCGCGCGGGTTTGTCAGACAGTGGGCGTCGTCCACGATCAGGATCGAGTTGGCGTGTTTGGCAAACAGGTCGACCGCGCGGTCCAGACCGTCGTTCAGCGTGCACCGGGAGTAGTCGCCGAACAGGCGCAGGATGCGTTTGAACAACACCTGCGGGCTGTAGCTTACGTCGCAGGGGACCACGTAGGCCGTCTTCGGATTGCGCCGGATGAACTCCATGACGGAGGTGGTCTTGCCCACGCCCGACTCGCAGGTGATCACGGACATGATGCCCTGCTTCATGGTTTTGTTCAGGGCCGCGATGATGGCCCGCGACGCGGTGGTCCGCACGTAGGGCAGGTCCTCGCCGAGGCGGGCGCGCTCCTCGAGGCGTTGGCGAAACAGCTTGATGCTGGATTCCACGCCGGCCACGTCGTAAACCTTTTTCGAATCGGTCAGATACCAATGAATGTACGCCTGGCTCCACCCGGTCGCGGCGGCGATGTCGCGGTACGACGAGCCGGTGCGCTCCTTGTATCCCCGGAGCCAGCCCCTTACGGCCTCGTCGGGCGTCTGGTCGACCTTGGGCTTCCGGCCCCTTTTACCTTTGCGCTTCTCCTCCATTGCGATAACGCTCTTTACTGGTTCCGGCATGGGATCCTCCTTTGGGTTCATTCATCGAATAAATCAAGGTATTCCTCGTCCTCGGCGACCGCGCCTTGGTCGTCCGCCTGCGCGGCCGAATCGGCCAGGGCCTCGAGGTCTTCGGGGTTGAAGTCCTGGTTGACTGCCTTTTGCCCGCGCTGATTCAGCGCCTTGACCGCGCCCGCCGCCGTGGTCCTCACCGGCTCGATCACGCGCGGGCCTTCGTCGGGCTGGGGTCCGTCCGGATTCAGGCCCAGGCGGGCGGCCTCGTCGAGCTCGTACAGGATCGCGTCCGCGACCTTTCCGGCCTTGGCGATCTCCTTGACCAGTTTCTTCTCGCGCTTGATCGCGCCGATGTCCCGCTCGGTCGTCGCTCCGGCGAACCACGGGGACCGCTCCGCGATCGTGGCCGCGCACAAAAAGCGGTCGGTGGCGTCGTAGAGGTAAATCTCGCGCACGTCTGCCGGGTCGTAGCGCGCGATCACCTTCTGTCCCTGGAGCTGAAGCTGGGCGAGCTCGTCGGACCGGTACCAGGCGTGATTCCAGCGCACGCCCTGCCGGCCGACCGTGGCGGGCCGCGCCTTCATCAGCAGCAGGCGCAGCTCCTCGCGGTCCATGCGCCGCTTGACCCAGCCGTCGTGAAAGACCTCGTCCGGAGTACGTCCGTCCATGCCGTGGCCGGTATGGGGTCTATTGATCAGGTCCTCCTCGATGAACCGGCCGATCAGCTCCTCGAGCTCGGCCAGCGTGTATACCCTGCCCGTTTCCGTGCGCTCTTTGATGTCGTGGGGCCTCTCCGACGGCCGGCCTCCGCAGAATGCGTCCAACTCGCGCGAAAAATGATCCTTGATGTCCCTGAACTGCCGTTCGATCGGCTTGCTCTGCCCGTGGTAGGGCTCGGCGAACACGGGCTTGATCCCGAGCCGGAGCCAGATCCCGGCGAGCTCCGCCTGCTGATCCTCGTCGATCACCCACCGGCGGCGGCCGCCGGCGGTCATCTGCGCTCCCTTGTAATCCATCCCGTTATCGATGTATCCAACTTCGGGTTTCCCGAATCGGTCGATCGCGCGGCGAAGCGAGTACAGGATCGTCGCCCCGCAGCCCTGGAGGCTCACGACCCAGCCCACCGGCCGGCGCGACCGGATGTCGCTCCACATGGTCAGGTGTGGGCGGTGCAGCTTGCCCGTGGGCCCCTTCACGAACAGATCCAGGATGTGGTGGTCTCCGCAGATTGCCTCCATCGGCTTGAGTACCGTGTAGTCGCGCTCCAAATAGGGGAGGCACAGGTCGTTGAACGCATCCGGCCCGAGGCGGTAGAGCACTTTGGTCTCGCGCGGGATGGTGTTGTTGATGTAGCGGAGCACGGTTTGATACGAACATGGGATCACGCCGCGCTTGGCGCAGTCGGCCGCATAGTCGTTGTAGACCTCGTGAGCCGAGGGCTGGTCGCTCTTTAGGAAGTTGGCCTCGATGAAAGACAGACCCTCCACGTCGAGCTTGGAGTTTCCGCGCCGGTTGCCGTAGCCGGATGCAAGGCCCTGCCAGCCGTGTTTTTTGTACGAGGCCTCCCATCGGGCCAGGGTGCGCGGGGCGAGGTCCTTGTGCTTGCAGTAGAGCTCGCGGAGCTCCACCTTTCCCGCGTGCCGCCGGTTGGCGGCCTCGAAGCTGAACCATTCGGAAAGGAGCAGGTAGCGCTCGCCGACTGTCCTGCGCTGCCAGGCCGGGAGCGAGTCCAGGTCGGGGATGCTCGCCGCAGCCGGGCTGGCCGGGCTCTGCCGCTCCCTGGCGTGCCGGATCTGCGCCTCGGTCGGCAAGCTCGACAGCGCGAGCTTCAGGGCCTTGCCTCCCTGCTGGTTTACGGACCGTAGCTCGGATCGATAGTTGCCGTTGCTAATGGATTTACGGACGGCGCGGGGCGTCACCTCCAGCAGGTCCGCCGCCTCCTGCGTGGTCAGCCAGGTCTCGCGCGCCGGCGCGGTCATCGTCCGCCCCGCAGGTAGGTCTTGAGTTTGGAGATCTCCGCGTGGAGGTCCTCCGCCTCCAGGCCCTTGCGCCCGAGATCGGCGTAGGCCTGGTCGCGCCTATCCGCAGTCCTGAGCCCGAGGGGTTCCAGGAGGATGTCCAACGCGCGCGCGCCTACGATAAAGGATAGGCCGACCAGCACGTCCGCCGGCATCCGGTTGCGGTTTGATTCGGCCGTCCATGCGTCGAACTGTGCGCGGGAAACCTGGCGCCCGAGAAGCAGGGCCAGGTCGTCGATAACCTGCTCTCTGGAGAGCGGGGACTTGCGGATCGCGGCGGCCAGGTCTCCGGCCGCGATGGCCAGGCGCTCCCCGATGGTGCCTAACCCCACATCGAACGGCAGTTCGAATTGTGTCGAATCTGATTTCGCTTTAGACATTGACCTCGGACCCCCTAATGGATAGAATGCAATCGAATTCAGGAAGGAGAGGGGCGCGGCGATTATTGGCGCCCGCCGCGCCCCCCTTTGATTCGCCGATGGAGGCTGAAGGAGGCCCCGCAGGTTTGCGAGTCTGCCCTCCGACGGCGAAGCTGTTTGTTTGTGGATAGATCATCGAGCCTCCTTCAGTAGACTCTATCGGCAAAAATAAACCAAATGGATACCCCTGTCAAGAAAAAAAACGACCGTTTGGCCTCTTTTTCTAATAATATACGTGGGTATCGGAAAAAATGTAAGCTGACGCAGCAGGAACTTGCTGTTTTGCTTGGCGTAACAAAGCAAACCGTCATGCGCTGGGAGACGGGCCGTCGGGTGCCTGATGTGCTCACCGTTGGGGCGATGGCCGTGATCTTTGGATGTTCCGTCGATGATATCTTGCAACAGAGTCCTCCCATGCTTTCGAATGACGTTTATTCATTAAAAAGACGGGTGCTCGAACTGGAGGAGGCTGTTGCCGGTCGTCGCAATGTCACGCACGGTATCGTTCCGGGCCGAATACGGGAGCGCGTCGAGCTTTTAATCCGCGAGCTTCAAGCCAGCGGTCAGTCTCCTAGCCCGATTCAGAGCTTTGCGGCTGCGGTCGTGCGGTCGCTTGCGGATACCGGACACGACACCCTTCCAACCCTACTTGTATTGGAGGTCGCGCGGATCTTTGGAGTTCCGATGTCGGACTTGGTCATGGAGGAAACAAATGGTGAAGTCATGGATAATAATTCAAAGGAGTCTGCTGGTTAGCATCGTCGCGGCTCTGGCCGCTGTTGTTTTGGCTGGATGCGTCGAGTACGGATGCCCCGAGCTTGTCACGATCGTGAGGCCCGTAGATGGCGACACGCTGATCGTCGCCTATGGCCAGCTCCAGTTCGAGGTTCGGATTCGTGGGGTGGATTGTCCTGAGTGGAATGAGCCTGGGGGTAGGGAGGCATCTGAGTTCGCTCGGGAGCTTGTTGCCGGGAGGAAGGCGCGCCTGGTATATCCGGACAAGGGCCGCGTGACCGATAAGCACAAAAGACACCTGGCGTTCGTGGATCTCCTGGACGAGGAGCCTGGATCGTTCATCGATTTCGGCGCGGAGATGATCCGCGCCGGCCTTTGTAGTCCGAGTGAGCGGTTCCCGTCACCGAGGCATGATCTTTATCAAAATCTGAGGGGAGGTGATTGAAATGCCCAGGAGCGCTGTCTTTGTTTTAATTGGGATGGGGGTTGTTGTGGTCGTGGCCCTTGTCACTGGAATTTATAATAATGAGGGGGCCGTGGTCTATCCCGTCGACCAACCCTCCGGCGTTGCAGGGGCTGCCGAGAAGCCTAGATCGATTGAGGATCGTTCGATTGAATTGGTGCAGCAGTACCCGTGTCTCGGTTCGGATCTGATCAACGTCATGAAGGTTGGGTTTGTAACCGCAAGCTATACCGGCACCTATGTGGAGCCGAAGGGTTGGGCCTCGGTCTATGACGGGAGCGTTCTTCTTGGGAGGTGTGAACGTGGTCACGAGTGCCGTAAGGTGCTTTTCGGTTTTGTCGAGCGGGACACTTATAAGGAAATACATTTTTTTGTCGACGTGACGGCGGGCCGGGTCGAGTCTCTGAATCAGGAGGCTCATACCTGGTTGACGTTGTGTCGGGAGTAGGGTCTCAGGGGCGGCTCATCCCGGACTTGGCGCAACACTATATATAGTATGCCCGTAGAGGGCGGTGAATCGGTGTCAAGGGCTCTTACCCGCTTCCGCATCGCCCTGGCTTTTTGGTTCCCCAATAATCATGTTTCAGTTTTCACCCTACACTGTAAATTATCCTTATATTATAATGAGTTTTCCATGGTTCCCCATTAATCGCCCTGGTTCCCCATAAAGTTCCCCATTAATTTTTCGATCGGGGAACCTCAGCGATCCCTTTTTTTTGTGTTTTGTTTTATATTTAAAAGACTTTTTCACCTCCAATTATCAATTCACAATGACAAACCATCTGGTAATTGCCTTGCTTTAAACGCCTGTTTTACGCCTCTGGCAGCCAAGATAATAATCGGGGCTCCTTTTTATGTTTTATTATATTTCAAGCACTTAACGCCATTTCCCGCGCATTCCCGCTTATGCCACACCATTTGTCATTCTACAATAGAGTTAGCAATCGGTAGTGTTTTTGATCAGCGGCCGGAGGCGCGTGTTGCGGGTCCGATCCCGGTCAGTTGATCCAGCCGACCTTGTGAAACCACTGGATCGTGTCGCGCAGCCCTTCGCGCACGTCCCAGTACCTGTAGGTGAATCCCCAGTCCTTGGTCTTCTTGTTGCTGATCCAATAGCTCGAACCGATGTAGGTCGCGGACTGGACCTC